TTCTAATATAGCAAACAGTGCAGCGGACTTAACAGTTAACACTCAAGGTGCTGGTTTCACATTAGTTTATTCTGGTGATGCAACAACTGGCTGGACGTATAAGGAGAAATAATAAATGGCAAATTACGAAGCAACTAGATATGATTTTGATGGAGCTAACCTTACAGGTATTGAAGGTATTCCAACAGCAACAATTGTGCCGTGGTCAGATGCATCAGTTCCAGCTGGATTTTTAGAATGTGATGGAACAGCAGTTTCAAGATCTACATATGCAGACTTATTTTCAATTATTGGTACAACTTATGGAGCTGGAGACGGTTCAACAACCTTCAATGTACCAGACTTACAAGATAACGTACCAGTTGGAAAATCTGGAACTAAGGCTGTAGGTTCAACTGGTGGATCAAATACTACTTCTATAACTGGAAATGTGGCTACAAATACAAACGTTGCTGGTAACGTAGCTACAAATACAAACGTTTCATCAAATGCTTCTGGAAGTACAGCAAACGCATCTTTATCGACAGCACAACTTGCTTCACACGCGCACACTAAACAGATGGGACAATACAATACTCCTTCATTTGCAAATAATGCACAGATTGCAGGTTATAATGATCTTCCAACAGCAGCTACAATTAACTTAGGTAATGCGGGATCAGGATCAGGTCACAGACACAATTTAAGTGTGAGCGTTTCATCTAATGCTTCTAGTACTAGTAATTTAAGTGCAAACGCTAGTAGTACCAGTAACTTCACAGGTGATGCGGCTTCGACTCTTCAACCTTATTTAACAATTATTTATATTATAAAGACTTAGGAGGAAAAATGGCAAGTAAAGGTAATTGGACAGTAGTTTTTGATGATAAGTTAGTAATCAAAAATTTTGCAGAAGGAGCAGTAGAAGGTATAGGACATGTAATTCTTGATGATACTTTTTGGGCTCAAGAAAAATTTTCAAATATTTGGGCAATTCAATATGGAACTTCAGTTGCTTCAGATGAAGTAGAATATAGAGACGAAACTCCACATACATCTTATGCAGATGCTAATTTAGGTGATATAAGTCAATTTACTACTAAATGGGATGCTGCTCATTTAGCTGATTTACAATCAAATTGGGACAACAATAATATTGAAGGTGAAACTGAAGCTGAAAAAATTACTAGATTAGGCGCTAGACCTACTTCATATTCATCGTAACATCATCCAAGAAGTTAAAATATATTTTTCACCTGATAGTGGTGGATTACCTCTATGTACATATGGAAAACCTGCAGGCCAAATAACTATTCTACCGGCTTTAGGTTGTACTCTTTTTGAAAAATGTAAAAATTCTGTTTCTCCACCTTCTTCAATATCATTTAAATATATAGAAAAAACAAAAGCACGCGCTTCAGTTTCAAATCCTTTTGCATGTTCAATATGCCAAACATGATATCCTTCTGTGGGATATGTTTTTTGAAGTTTTAAAGAAGTGAAAAAAAATGGTCCTCCATCATAAGATTGGTCAGCTCCTGTATTTTTTACATAATGATTCCAAGCTAAATCATAATTAAGCATCATGGGTTTTAGTCTCTCCCACCATATATCCATATTTTCTGAAGTAGCAAACAATTGTTGATCTTGTTTTTGTAAAACATTTGCACCTTCAAATGCTAATCTATTAATGGTATTGTTAAATTTATATTGTTCTTCAAATATTTTTATGGCTTTATTACATTCTTCTCTTGTAATATAGTTGTCGTATACACCAATGAAATTCGTTATATTCACTGATTTTTGATTTGTTTTTTGGTCTGATTTTTTTCTTTTCATTGCTGCTTTCATTATTTATAAAACTAATATATATTATACTATATGCTACAAAAACTAAATTTCAAGCCCGGTTTTAATAAAATGATCACTGATTCTGGAGGCGAGTCTCAATGGGTCGATGGTGATTTTGTTCGATTTAGATATGGACTACCTGAAAAAATAGGGGGTTGGAATCAGCTTACTATTGAAAACTTAACTTTACCTGGCGCAGCACGTGCTCAACACTCATGGACGTCTATATCAGGTGAGAAATATACTGCTATTGGTACATCACAAGGTTTATTTATATATTATGGTGAAGACTTTTATGACATTACACCTTTAGATACTGGAATTACTGGAGCCGACTTTGATGCAACAACCGGTTCACCAACAGTGACAGTTAATAAAAATGCTCATGGTTTATCTGATGGACATTATGTAACATTTTCTAGTGTCACTGTTCCAACAGGATCAGGATATGCAACAACAGATTTTACAGATAATACATTTGAAATTTCAAATGCAACAACAAACACTTTTGAAATTACAATGCCATCTAATTCAGCAAGTACAACTTCTGGAACAGGCTCTGCACAAATAGATCCATATGTAGAAATTGGTCCAACATTTCAAACTGCAGGTTTTGGTTGGGGAACATATTTATGGGGTGAAGAAGCATGGGGCACGGAGCGTTCAACCAGTAACGTGATCCTGGATCCAGGCCTCTGGAGTTTAGATAACTTTGGTCAAATATTAGTTGCAACTATTCATAATGGTAAAACATTTACTTGGGATGCAGGAGCTGTAGGCGCAAGAGAAATAAGAGCAACAGTTATGACAGGTGCACCAACTGCATCAAGACTCACACAAGTATCTGATAGAGATAGACACGTATTTCATTTTGGAACAGAAACAACAATTGGTGATCCATCTACACAAGATCCAATGTTTATACGATTCTCAAATCAAGAAGATTTTAATACTTATGCTCCAACAGCAACTAATACTGCTGGAACATTTAGAGTCGATAAAGGAAATGAAATTGTAGGAGCCGTATCCGGTAAAGATTATACTTTGGTACTAACTGATAGTTCTGCATATGTAATTCAATTCGTTGGTCCACCATTTACATTTAGTGTAAAACAAGTTGGTACAAACTGTGGATTAATTGGTCAAAATGCATTGAGTTATTCTAATGGTGTTGTCTTTTGGATGTCCGGTGAAGGTGGATTTTTTATGTACGATGGTACAGTAAAAGCAATACCTTGTTTAGTTGAAGACTTTGTATTTACAACTACAGGAGACAATTTAGGTATAAATTATGATGCAGGTCAAATTGTTTATGCAGAACATAATACTTTATATAATGAAATAAATTGGTTTTATGCAAAAAATGGTTCTGAACAAATTGATAGATGTGTAACTTTTAATTACGCAGAAAACTGTTGGACAACATCATCACTTGCTAGAACATCATATTTTGATGCTGGTGTATTTGATTTACCATATGCAACTGAATATAATAAAACGGCTATACCTAATTTTCCAATACAAGGGATTACTGCTAGATATGGAGCATCAACTTATTATGCTCATGAAACTGGAACCGATCAAATCAATTCATCAGGTACAACTTCTATTGATGCATTTATACAATCTGGCGATTTTGATATATCTGCAAGACAAAGTGCACTAGGTCAAACAACAGGTATGGCTGATCTTAGAGGCGATGGTGAATTTATTATGTCTATGAAGAGATTTATACCTGATTTTAAAGTATTGACCGGTAATTCAAAAGTCACATTACTATTAAATAATTACCCTAGTCAAACAGCTACAAGCTCACCTCTTGGTCCCTTTACAATTACAAGTTCTACTGATAAGGTAGATACCAGAGCAAGAGGAAGACTTCTTGCAATCAAAATTGAAAATGACGCTGTAGGTGAAACTTGGCGCTATGGAACATTAAGAGTAGATATAAAACCTGACGGTAGAAGATAATGGTATCAAATTTTTTAAATAATCAATTACTAGAGCAATACTTAAATAGAAATTTTGCTCAACCGGTTGATACAGGAATGCCTGTATATAATACTTTTGATTTAACCAAAGGAGGGATTACTGGTATTCCAACTAATATACCTACACAAAATTTAGGTTTTGATACTTCTTTTGGTGTTGCTAATGAAGAAGACGAAGAACAAGTAGACTATTTAGGTGGGCAACCAAAATCATTTAAAGATTCAGCAACTCTACAAGAATATCTTCAAAACAGAAATCCAATCACTGGTATTATGAACTTATTTAGAAATGTTCCAACACCATTTAAGTTAGGTTTAA